CCACAACGGCTTTGGAGCGCCGCTGAGCGGCTCCAGTATATCTCTGGTAGGGTAGCCCTACACCAAGACGCAGAAGCCCGTCACGAGTGGGGAGAAAGCCTCCCAGAATGCACCGACGATGAGCGTTGGTATCGGCCCGGCAAGATCGCCGTGGTCAAGGAAGGCAGGAAGAAAGCTCTCAAGCTTTTTGAAAGCAACGAGAAGGCTGAAGCCGAAGCATACGCGAAGGAGAACAAAGCAGAGATCGAGATCAGGCCCGGCACCAACACCCGGTGCGAAAGCTTCTGCCCCATCTCACAATGGTGTGAGCAGTTCAAGAAACTGAAAGAGGAAAACAATGAGTGAGTCACCACTGCCTTTGGCAGTCATTACAGCAGCGGTCATCAAGACCCGAAAGGATGTCGGCACCCTTGGTAAAGCTGCCGTCAATCCACACGGCAACTATAAGTACGTCAGCATTGATAAGTACTATGAAGTTGTCGCCAGTGCCGCCGCAAAGAATGGTTTGTTCTGGACCATCTCTGAGGTCAAAAGCACCCTCAATCCAAACATCGGCAAGACCGGAGTGCTGGATGCAACTTACACCATAACGATGTACCACGAGAGTGGTGCCGTGGCGTATGAGTTCTCCCGCATCGCTATGGTGCATCCAATCCAAGGCGCACAGACCGTAGGGTCTGCGATGTCCTATGTGGACAAGGTGTTCATGCGTCAGATCTTCGCGGTCTCAACGGGCGAAGAGGATGCTGATGCAACCAACCCGGAAGATGTGAAGCTTGAAAAGCCTGATTACGGGGCGATTGAACGGCTCATGACCCCTGGTGTTGAGATGGCAGAGAACAGGAAAGACTTAAAGAAGTTCTGGTCTGAAAACTCAAACGCCCTCGACACCCTCAAGCTTGGCGACAAGGCTGCATATGGCCGTGTTGTCGAAGCTTTTAAAACCCGCAACCAAGAACTGAAGGACTAAACCAATGCCTGATTATCCTCCGAGTGGTGCGCTGTTCACCAACACCCGCAAGACCAGTGACAAGCATCCCGATTACACGGGTAGTCTTGAGATCAGCATGGATGTGCTGAAGGTTCTGGTTGAACAAGCTAAGTCGGGGCAATCCATTAAGATGGATATCGCTGGCTGGAAGAAGACAAGCAAAGCTGGCAAGACCTTCCTTTCGATCCTGGCCAACAAGCCATACGAAAAGAAGCAGGAATCCAGCAGCTTTGATGACGCCCCGTTCTGATGTTGGTGAGGCTCACCCCTGACGAGATTAGGGTTGCCTGTCACCATGCGGCTGACAGGTATGCCAATGCTCTCGCACGGGGTGCCAAGCCAAAGGTGAACGTGGATCAGCCAGAGGACAGGGCAGCTACAGATTTCCTGTCCTCCATGGCTGAGATGGCAGCAGCAAAGGGATTGAACCTTTACTGGTCAGGTGTTGGTGGTGTGGGTGTGACAGATGTTGGGAACCAATACGAGGTTCGTTCAACCACACTCCCCCATGGCAAGCTGGTCATAAGCGAAAGGGACAAGGACGGTCAGGAGATTGTTCTCGTCACCTGCAATCCTCCCGAGTTTAACATTGTGGGGTGCATTTATGCGCGGGAAGGGAAGAAAGACGCCTACCGTTTTACCAACGCAAGAGGATGGTGCTGGATGGTCCCGCAAGAAAAGCTCCGGCGGTTCAAAGCGGATCAAATCGAGCAGCCATCTTCAGTGGGTGAGAACACATGGCTGCTTGATCTGTAAGAGATTTGCCCAGGCACATCACCTCATGTTCGCTGAGCCTTCAGCAATGGGCATGAAGTCTGGTGATAACTGGGCGGTACCACTCTGCCACGAGCATCATTCAGAACTGCATAGATATGGAGATGAGAAAACATGGTGGGATCTGAAGGGTGTGGACCCAATCAAATGGTGCGAGTCATCGCGGCAAACCCAATCTACTCAAACATAAAGCGTGAGGTGGATCTTCCGCCTCGCACTGACGGTTTGAAGTGGATGCCCGGTCAGGAGATCGGGCTTCACGGCACATCTTGGAGGGAGAAAGGTGATGCTAAAATCACGGCAATTATAACGGAGATAGTAAATGGTTCAGATTGAAAAGGGCATTCCCATTCCCAAGCGTGTTCGCTCAGGTGGTGGTGGTCGCCCCCCTGTTGTGGGACGTGACGTGGCGGATGCTCTGACCAAGATGGAAGTTGACGACAGCGTGAAGGTCGAGCGGCATGTCAACAAGAATACCCTGTATGTATTCTTGAGCCGCGAAGGCAAGCGCACTGGAAAGAAGTTTCGGTTCTCCCCCGAAATTGGCGGCTATCGTATCTGGAGGATTATGTAATGGAAGGGAAAACAGTGGAAAGGTTTGAAGCTATCAAGGTCGCGTTGGCGTTTGCGAAAACTGATCGCGAAGCCTTTAGGCTTGCTGATAGGATCTTGAACTTCGTTCATCAGGTGAATGAGGTGCCGGAACCTAACAGCAAGCCTATCACCGCAGCCAAAGCTGCGAAGAAGATTGAATCGAAACCTGAAACCCGTGGACGTAAGAGGGGTGGCGGGATGTATGTGTCTCACACATCAGGTGAGGGATTGATTAGTGGTGATGCGCTTCTTGAGGTTGTGAAGATGCGTAATGAGGGTAAGTCAATATCCAAAATCGCCAAGTACCTTGGATGCTCTTACGCAACTATTTATCCTTTGATCCGCTCATATGATGATAAGTATCTTCATCTTATGAACAGGATTATTCGCCTTCAAAAGAAATAAGTGAAGGGCATGGGGGAAGACATGCAAACGGAAGAAGATCTTTACTCACTCTTCAAGGTGCGGAGAGACCAGGGTGCAACATGGAAGATGATCGCATCCGAAACAAACCTCACCTTGAGGCAGGCTGAATCACTCTGGTCAAAGATGCGTAAGAGGGACCGGGTTGCTGAAGAGCAGGACGGTCCTCCTTGCCTTCGTTGCCGCAAGGGGTTCAAGCCGCTGAGCAAATTCCAAAAGCTTTGCCCGAGGTGCCGGGCATTACCAGGGTGGATGGCAGCATGAGTGTCAGAGATATGGCCATGGGATTCGAGGGTAAGAAGATCTCCATGCGGCAGGATGGGAAGGGGACATACATAACCATCTCCATCCAGCCCAATGACGTGCCTGTGGACCTTCTGTCTCAACCCGTGGGGGCGAGATACCAGATCGCCATGGTGCTGCTGGATGACCACGACAGGCCCGTTAAACCCAGGGATATGGAGGAAGGGGACAAGGCTGTGCAGAGCGCAGCCATGCTGTGCCGCAACCCCAAGTTCCAGAAATGGATGGACAAGATGGGCCTTGCCATTATGGCGACAGAAGATGCCTGCGCTGATGGTGTCAGGGCGTACTGCTCAATTGAGAGTAGGTCAGACCTCAAGACAGACAGGCGTGGCAGGGAACTGTTTCATGAACTGAGGAACAGGTTTGAAAACAGTTTCCTCAATGACATTTGACATTCGGTGTAAAGTATGTCAGATGAAGAAGAGGAGGAGAACTACATGGAAAACTTGGACTGCTGGGCTGACATAGCCTATGACGAACGCAGGGAGAAAATCCTGCAAGCTCGGAGGTTTCTCTCCATGGCAAGACGGTTGAACAATCACTTCCCGGATGTCGCAGAGATAAACCGGGAGATTGCTCATCAACTGTGGAGAGTTTCAAAGGCAATCAAAACGGAGTACCGCAAATGATCAAGCTAATTGCCAAGAGTGTTTCGGACTTCAACGAAACTGATTGGAAGCAATTCGCCACAAGAACTGGCGACAAGTGGACGTTTGATATCCCGCAGGAGGAAATGCAAAAGCTGGATGCATTGCTTCCTGATCATGTGCTTGGGGTTCAAAGCACGTTTCCTGGCCCGGCACAGGAGATCATGCTGGGAAGGCTTGTGAAAAAATGAAGCGGGATATCCCTGGCTTCGTTGCCGCTATCATCATCATCATGTTTGCTGGCGCCTTGGGCGGCGTGGTTGCTGGCTTACTTCTTCGTGTATTGCTGTGAGGGGAAAATGACAGATTGGTCTGAACTTAAAGAGAGAGTTCTTTTGGATTGCGTGAGGCGCCTTGAGAGCTTGGGTCTTCAGTATGCAATCATCAGAACCAATGGGGAAAAGGTTGGTTCATTGGATGTGACCCAGCCCAAGGAGGAGAAGAAAAGGAGAGGACCAAACAAGTACGGTCCAAGGGAGTTGAAGAACTACGTCACTCCCATTCTTATGGAAATGAAGATTGGCGATGAGGCATCCATCCCTCGCGGGAAGTTTGATCTGAAGTCAATCAATTCATCCGTCACATCAACAGCTTCACACATGTGGGGCAAGAAGTCTTATGTGTCATCAACATCCAAAGAGAATGAAACCGTTTCAATTCTGAGGGTGTCATGAAAGCAGGGGATATGTTGCTCAAGGCGGCTGAGCTTGTCGGTGGTCAGAGAGCTACCGACTATGGCGATAAGTATGTGAATCACAGGCGTATCGCTGACCTGTGGAACATGTGGCTCAAGGAAACGCGGGCAGGCAATAACGTATTGTCTGAGTGCCAGGAGATCCACGCATACGATGTAGCCATGATGATGCTGCTGCTGAAGATCGCAAGGCTTATGCACTCACCCGGTCATCAGGATAGTCACATTGATATCGCAGGATACGCCTCAATCCTTGAGGAAGTATCCAATGGAAAATGAAGAAGAAATCTCAGATGAGCGGGCAAAGAAGATTGCCATAATGTCTCAGTCGCTTCTTCATTGCGTCATTCAGTTAGTGGGTGAAGACAAAGCAACACCACACGAGATGATGAATGTTCTTTGCAACACCTTCTGGGGAATGATCCTTGTGTGTTCAGGCCCGAAGGACGTGGCACAGAACATTGATAATGCGTTTGGTGTTCTGGAAGAGACCTACAAGATGACCAAAAAGAGTGCCAGCGAAGTGGCGTGGAAACACTTCGCTGACATGAATGGTGTGGGCAATTCTTAAATTGCCCCTACCGCTCTGGCTTGTTGAACAGTCTGCTTCGCCAACATATCACGCTGCTGGCGAAGCGGAGCTATAAGCGCAAGCTTTGTCTCCGAGTCAAATGGGCCAGCTTCAATGGACCGGATCTGACGGTTCAATTCACTTAGCTGTGTTGATGTCCGGGCAATCGTCCGGTTCATCATGGCAAGCTGACCCTTCTCAGTTTGCAATTCAATGGCGCGATTGTAATCGCCACGCAGGTTGGCTTCATTGATTGCATTCTTGATCTGGTTTGACTGTTCCTTGAGGGTATAGAAATCCCCAACGAACCTTGAGACCTTGGTCTCATCGGTGCGGTAGAACCTACCAAGCCCTGACGCATTACCAAGGATTGCCGGGATATCTGACGGACTGCCAAACGGACCAGCGGGTTTGCCTGGAATCACATCGAGGTTTGCCAAAACGATAGAGTCAAACCCGGACATCAATCCAGAACCGATACTCCCAAGGTAACCATTAAGCACTGCCTGCATCTTGATGGGGCTGACAAGGTTACCTGTGGCAGCAGATGCCAACCTAGCCGCAGTTGTGGTTGACCTGTCCACCCTGTCCTCGGTTGGAAGGTTCCGCATTGCGTAGTTCTCAAGCTCCCGCCCACGGAAGAAGTCATAGTTGGTTACAGCCGACAGGATAGGCAGCACCGCTTGTGGGATTGGATTGAAGAACAGAGTGGATGTGCCAATCGAAACCGCAGCCTTGGTCAGATCATCGGTGTTGCCCTTGCGGTATGCTTCCATTGCAAGGATCGGCACGGCACCAAAGAAAGATCCGATTTCAAAGTTACGGGGCAGAGCAATCTTTCTCCCCTCCCCAAGGAACAACCAATCATACCGGATGATATCGTCAACGGTAAGGTTATCAAGCTCGTCTTCATTGCCGCCCGACAAAGCCAAGCCATACATTGCCGTAGAAAATGCGGTGATAACCATACTACGCAGGAAGATTTGCTGCGGTATCTTGAGGATGGTCTTGTTGCCCTTCTCATTTTCCACAAGCCGATACAGACCTTGGATCTTGGCGTTGAGGAATGGCACCAACGGGATCAGGCTCTGCACCACATTGCCAAACACACCCTGACCAGAACCCTGGCGAGAGAATGGTGCCAACATGTAAGCCTGGAAGGCCGCTTGCTTATCGGTCATTCCCTGGCCTTTAAGCCGCTCATACAGGGCTAGGCGTTCAGCAAGCTCTGTGGCTTCACTGATCTGGGAAAGCCCGTCTATGGCCTTGCTAAAGGGTGCTAGGAGGTTGCCACGCATAAGCTCCCCAAAGATCCCACGATCATCGAGTTGCTTCTTCATCTTCGCGGCGATGTTCCGCTCACCCATACCAAGGGTGTAGCCACCAAACCCGGTCTGTGCCGTGAAGGCTAGGTAGGATGGGTTGGCTTTGAGGAAGTCCTTCATCCCCTTGATTGTGGTGAATGGGCTGAAGGATGCGCCTTCCTGGGCATAAGCCTGGAACTTACCGCGATACAGGTTGGCCCACATGAACGATGGTGCAAGGGTGATCATATCCCGGAAGAACGAAGCCATCCTTGCCATGGCTTGATGAAGCGCACCCCTGGTCTTTGCCGGGGCTGTGGCCATGGCGGTGAAGAGGATGGGATCATCAACCCGGAAATGAACTTCATTTCCATTGACACGGTAGGTGACGATGTTGTTTCCGGCGGCACTCTGAACAACCTGACCAAGGCCCACATCGCGGGCAACCTCAGCGGTCATCTTGATTGCATGGTTCTTCAGACCAGCCCGGATAATACTGTCAGCATTCCGCAAGATGTTCTCAAGCAGATCACCAACATTACCATCCCCGCCACCAAGCTTCTTATCCAAGGCGCTGGTGGTGTTGCGGAGAACATTGTTGACATTCGGACCAAGGATCTGATTGGGATCGCTTTGGCTGTCAGCTTCCATCTCACGGTAGAACGGTGTGTAGAAGATCAGCGCAAGCTCTTGCGCCTTCGCCCGTGTCATGATCCCGGTATCAACCGCGAAGTCCAACAGTGAGTCGCTGAACTTCTTCAGGTCTCTGGCAACATCTACAAACTCAGGATGCGCCTGTTCTGTTTGCTGGATGATGTCATTGATCATCTGATCAGTGAATGGCTGACCCTTGATCGACCTCATGCCTGTGCGACCAACACCGCGCAGATCTTTCTCTCTCAGGGCAATAAGATACCGCTGAAGGATATCTTGGTTCTTGGTGTCAACCTTACCCTCAAAGATCTCCATAAGAGATTTAACATCGTTGCGGATGTCAATGTCGCCAGTGGTTGGGTCAAACTTCAGGCCACCAACCTGGGTAAGAAGCTGCATACGCCCCGTGTTCATCAGAGCTGACTCAGCAGCAATGCCAATGTCACGTCCGTTGAGAACACCCATACGTTCAGCCAATTGCTGCAACATCCAGATCGGATGATTGCGGTTTACCGAAGTGCGAACCAGAGCATCACGCAAACGCTCTGGTGTATTGGGTGTGCCGTAAAGCGCGGTGTTATCCATGGCACCGACAAGGCGCCGGAACACACCGCCAAACAAACCAGACCGAGTAATAGGCTGAGCAGTCAGTGCATCCATGTAGAAGGAATAGTTTGGATCTGTCAGCAGTGGTGATTGACGCGCAGCAAACTCAGGTTGAGTTGCGACACCCTGCTCAAACTTATTGAAGATAGATTTAATCTGAGTTGGATCAAAAGCAACCCAAACATCAGATGGAGTTTTGGTTCTTTCCCCTGTTGGAAGAGACCTTTCGCTTGGTATGTCTGTTGATGTTGATTTTATCCCGTCATACCCACGGTAACGAAGAGCCTCGTTGACCATGTCTTTTGGTGGAATGTTCGTGCCATTTCTTTGATTTTCATAGTCAGCAGAACTAACCATAAAGTTATACAAGTCTTCATTAGATATCGTTTCTTTGCTTCTATAAGCAACACTTGGCGACTGAAACTCACGCTTCATGTCTTGCCAAAAGATTTCGCTGTATTTTTTTACATCAAAATCTGGCTTTGTTGAAAACATTGATATCCAATGTTTCCAAATATTATCAACCACACTTTGATTGAGCATCTTTCCGTTCTCATCCATGAACGAATAGCGCAATATTTTCCCATCAAAGTTTGGGTGCGTAAAAGTTTCAGACATATCAAACGGATTCTGAATTGAAAGGTACGCAGGATAAACTGTGGCTGCGCCAGCCATATCAGAGTTAAGATCTAAATCGCTAACAAAGTTAATTAGCTGATCTCGTTGACGTGAGTATCTTGGCGCCGCAGATGCAACCTTGTTGAACTCTTTTGCAAATTCATTGGCTCCCAAGGAGGCTGCTGCCTTGAGTTTTTGTAACTCAGGCTTACCAAGAACATATCTGTCGGTGAGTAATTCTTTTACTGCATCCATTTTGTCTTCTGATGGTGGGTTGATGGTGAGTTTTCTGCCTTGAAAAGCATACCCAGCTTGAGCCTTTTCACCTTGTGTGTATGCTTCTTCCAAAGAAGAAACATTTCTTGGCACACCACCAGCCATTTCTGGATTTGTAGAAAACCAGAACCCACGCCCATATAGGCTGTCTGGGCTTGCGGCATTCAAATCAAAAGCATTGAACTGGTTCACGCTTCCAGTATAGGCAGGAATAGGATTGCCATTCCTATCCGAAACTTTACTTTCACCAAACCAATCAACGAAGTCAGGCGTGGTCATGCCAACACTGCGAGCAGCAAACTCCACCTCTGGCTTTTGACGATAGATATCCTTTCTGACAAATTGTCTTTCTGGGGGGAGGCCCTGTCTGGTTCCAGTAATTCGATACCCCTCGACGTACCTTATTTCAGGGAACCGAGTTTTTAAATAATTAGTGATATCATCAATTAGTTTGCGAGTTCCTGTAATGCCCAAAGGAACCCTCAGACCAAACGGCCCATAAGAACCTGTTGGAATGGTCTTGAGCTTTGGATTTTTCTTAATGTCTTCTGGGGCAATAGCATCAATTTCAAAAACATCGCCCTGCCTATAAGCGTTCATGAAGATGATGCCGCCACCTTCAATGTCCCAAAACATTTGAGTGTTGTTACCTGCCTCAACCACATCTGGGTTGCCGGGCTTTAGGGAAACCCCTTCGCGCGCAGAGAACTCAATGTCAGGAGCCGCAGCAGCAAGCTCATTGATCAGAGCCTTGGTGTTTTGCGGGGTGATCTCAACGCCCCTTGGTGCCGCAGACATCTCAGCCTGTGCCTGTGCGGGACGCGCAAGTTCCTCAGTGAACCTAGCTCCACCCCTTCCAGCTTCACGGGTCAACAACTCACTGGTAGTCCCGTAGCCAAGACCACTCAGTGCGTTCCCCATGCGGGAGAAGAAGTCACGAAGGAAGTTGATGAACCTGCTGAACCCAGGCTTAACCCCGGTAATCTGATTGCCGCGCCGCAACGCATCCACCAACGCGCCATAAACATAAGCCTGAGCTTCGCGTGGCGTGATTGGACTTTTCAAATCCCTGACCAACAGATCGAAGTACGACATGTTGCCAGCAGCGCTTCTCAAGCGCTGAAGTTTATTCTTGAGGGATTTATCCTTGATGATGTCGGCAAACATTGCCTTGCCATCTTTGAGATCAGATCCCTTGGCGAAGGCATTATCAAGTGCCTCAGCAAATCCCTTGTCAAACTTCTTGTAGTAATCCTGAAGAACATGAAACGCTTCATGTGCCGCAGTCTCACGCAGCAGGACGTACCCAGGATCAAGGAACCTCTTCGATAGGGAGAGTTCAATCAGAGCCTTGGCTGCATCTCTGCGACCCTGAACCTCGGCACCAAGCGTACCGCCGCTGGCTTCAACAGCCTTGGCCTCTTCTTCAGTGGGAAGAAGCCTCTCAACAAACTCAATCCTGTGATTGGCTTTGCCAGGAAGCTGCTTGACCAAAACATCCGCGCCAATGAAGGCGCCAAGAAGCTGCTGAGAATCAAGCGCACGGTTATTCAAAGCGCGGCGAACACCATCGGCAACTTCCTTGCCTTGGGTTCCCATCTTCTCAAGTTCGCCAAGCCGCTTGTTGATGGTCTCATCAGCCCGTTTAAAGGCTGTGCGTAGCCGTCCCTGCTCTTCCTTGGTGGCAGCAGCCTCCTGCGCCTTGATGCCTTCCTCGGCCTTCGCACGGGCTTCCTGTGCCTGTGCAAGTTGAACCTGAGCAAAGGCCTTTTTGTTTGGATCGGCGGTCTGCTTGATAATCCGCTCAGCCCGGCGCTCAGCAATCCTGGCCTTCCTCAGATCTTCCTTTGGATCAACACCAGCGGGTGCAGCAGCTTCAGTGGCTGGCTGAGCGACCTCTGGAATATCCCGTGCCGATAGATCTTGTTGACGCAGCCGCTCAAGAACACGCTCCTGATCTTCGCGAGGGAGATCCTTCCACGGCACTCCCGGAATATTAAGCTCAGCCCTTACGGCATTGATGCGCTCGGAATTAGGATCGCCATTTTCATCAAGGCCAGCCGCTTCAAGTAATTCCTGATCTCTACTCAGGGATTGTGGAGTCGGCTGATCTGGAACAGCAGCCTCAGCGGAGGGCTGCTCAACAGGTGTTACGGGCTGCGTAACAGCAGGCTGCGTGGTTGGTTCGGCAGCGGCTTCAGTGACAGGTGGTTGAGCGGCAGCTTCAGTGACGGGCGGTTGGGCGGCGGCTTCAGCAGGGGGAGGAGCAGGAGCCGCAGCTTGTGTGGTTGGCTCCGCAGGAGGAGCAGGGGTTTCCCCTGAAGCAATCGCATTCTCGGCAGCGGCAATAGCTTCAGGCGGGAGATCCCTGCCAGCAACATAATCATTGATTAATTGCTGTGTGATTGGTGAACGAGGTTCTGCCGGAGGGGGCGTTGGCCCCCTTACACCAGCAATACCACCACCCATGATAGCACCGAGGGTGCCGCCAATAGCAGCCGCACCAGCAGCGCCACGGGTCAAGTCACGTTCAGTATCAGCGCGGCGAGCCGCGATGTTCTGAGCAATCTGACCGCCACCTTCTTCAACCGCTTCCTGCGCGCCTTCACCAGCGGCACCCGTCAGAATCCGGCGAACAACCCGTTCAGAAAGCTGCTTGCTGAACAATGCCTTTTCAGCACCCGGCAGAACAGCGGCAGCGGCGCCAGAGATCCCGGCACCCATAAGGCCAGCCTGCTGAGCGGCTTCTTCAGCCAGCGTCCTGCGAGCTTCCTCCGCAGACATCCTTTGTGTCAGGGCCTGATACGCAGGGCTGTTTGCCAGCGTTGCATCAGGCAAGGACATGATGTCCTGATATGCCTGACCCGCCACTTCACCACCCTGTAGAGCGGCGCCTGTACCGATTGCAGTGCCAGTGCCTACCCTACCAGCAAGCTGTGCCGCAGCAGCCCTCTCAGCCGCTGTCGCAGCCCCTCGGGTGCCAAGCTGAACAGCACCCATAGCCGCCCGGCCCACACCCCCGGTGGCAATAAACATTGGGATCTGCTCAAGCAGCATGGACCCAATAAGGCTTGGGTTCTGTGCCAGGGTTCTCAGGGCGGCAGATGCTTCAGCAGCCAACCCCTGATCTTCAGCTTGCTTTACTGCCGCTGATAATGCCGCGCGCTTGGCGCGCATCTCCTCGGACATAAGGCTTTCGCCGTATTCCTGAACACCACGCCCAGCGCGAGTGAGAGCATTGTCATACCCAACGCCAGGAAGAACCATGCCACCCAAAGAGCCGACAGTAGAAAGTAAACTGCCGCCACCAGAAACAACTGAACCAAGCGCAGTGCCAAGCGCACTCCCTCCTTGAGGTGGTTGTGCTGGCTGCTGAGGTGCCGAAGAAAACCGAGACATAAAGTCTTCGACAGGGATATCAGAATAAAACTTCTTATGAATACCAGTAAGAAGTTGTTCATCAGAGAGATCATCGTATTGAGGAAATACCTGACGAACTTCTTGAATGGTAGGCATATTAATTCCCCTGGTCAGCGGAGGCCGAGCGGATCATTTATCCCAAACATACCAGCAATCTGCCTTTCCCGCGCAGTCCTGGCAGCTACAAGCTGCTGCACCCTAGCGGCAATAGGACCGCGCTGCGCCTCTGGTACACTGGCAATTTGTGACTGAGCCAGACCAATTTGTTCGCCAATCGCTTTGATTTCTCCATCAGCGGAAAGCGCAGACCTGTATGCCGTCACGTTTGCCCTGTTCGCAGCGGCTTCAGCATTTGTCCCGGCAATGCGCTCGCGAGCTTCAAGCGCGGATGCTTGCGCTCGTTCACGGGCTTCTTGGCTTGCCAGCATTGCATTCGAGCGGGCGTTTGCGCCAGCTTCAGCAACACGAGAACGGTATTCAGCAGCACTGATCTGGCCAAGCGCATACATGCGCTGAAGATTAGCCTGCTCCAGGGAGAACCTGTCACGGATATCCTGACGCTCATCCTGACGGATCTGACCAAGCTGCTGAGCATAGGACTGAACAGCAGGTGTGGCACCCTCACCAATAGAACCAAGGAAGCTTGGGTTCCTTGAAGCAGCCATGCGAAGGCCAGCTTCCACTAAGGCAAGGTTCTGAGCTTCACGCCTCCGCTCTTGAGGATTGGTCCTGCCCTTCTCAAGCTCGGCACGAAGGGCAGCGAGGTTGTTGGGGAAGGCAGCTTCAAGGCGGCGCATACCGCCAAGCACACCATCTTCAAAGCTACCACCACCAGCGCCAGCGCCAGGAATACCAGCGGCACCGCCACCGCCAGCGCCACCACCAGCAGAAGGAGCAGCAGGCCCGGCTGGCGTTTGATAAACCTGCCTGCCACCCATTGGCTCTGGGGTATAATCTGGGATGGGCGGAATCCCAGCGCTCGGGCCTGGAGTGTAACGGGTTTCACCTTCAATAGGACGCTCTTCTCCAAACTCACCATCACCACGCGGAAGTTGAGAAGCTGGTTGATTTGCTTCTCTTAGCCGCTGCGTTTCTTCGCGGAATCGCCTGAAGCGTTCAAAAAATGGGCTTGATGGTAAAGCTTCCGATTCTGGCAGAAGGCCAAAATCTTCAGCCATTCCCCCAGCCTGCATCCTTACAACACCACCCTCACGCATCTCCTGCATGTCATCGGGTGAAGCGCGCTCCTCTTCCTCATACCCTGGGGTACGGAGGGATCGAATGCCAGCTTGGTCGTAGGTCTGCGGGATGCTGGCCAGATCCTCAGCCACTGTGCCTTGAGGTTCTTGAGGTTGCTGCGCTCGCATATCCTTGCGGCGGCGGATCTCAGATAGAACCAAGTATGAAGGCGCAGAGCTATCAGGTGCCTGCATCAACTGCATGAGCTGATCGTCTGATGCGTTCTTGAGAGCGTCTTGGATCTTGAGGAGGTTCATGTCTAAATCCTATCAGCGCATCAAGCCAAGGCCAGCGATACCAAGACCAGCAAACTGAGCAAACGGATTGGGGTTTGCGTATTGGTTTTGCACAGTGGCAGGCTGAACCGGAATACCGCGCAGAATGCTCGACATAAAGTTGATTTGCTGCTTGTCAAAATCACGCTGATTCAAGAAGTCCTGATACGCAGTATCAAGAGACTTCTGCTCCTGACCCTGCTGCACACCACCTTGCTGTTGCAGTGCCTGTGCCTGTTGCAGAGTAAGACCCTGCCGCATCGCGCCAAGCTGCCCCAAGCCAGTGCCAGCCTGTAACCCAAGGCCCGCGCCAGCTAGACCATATTGCTGACCAGCAAGGCGCTGTTGTTCAGTCTGAGCCTGGGCCTGCATTGACGCCGCACGATCCCGCTCAAACTGTCCCTGTGCGCTTTCATAAGCCTTCTGCTGGCCCATGGCTTCAATGTCACCAAGGCGCTGCTGCAACCCACGCTGCGCCACACCTTCCTGAATTGCCTGACGGTAGCCACCAAACGCACCAGCCTTGATCGCCTGTGTCTCGCGGGATGGACGACCCTCATCATAGTTACGGATCTCAGCCTGACGCTGACGCTCAATCACATTCTGCATATAGGGCGACATATACTGAGCCGCCTGCTCTTGCCCGAATGCAGTCTGCTGAATGGGGGTGGATGCGTAGTTGCTGGCCTGGAAGCCGCGCTGCGCTGCCGCACCCATAATACCAGTGCCAGCCGCAAGCTCAGGATTACCCTGAGCAGCTAGATTGCGGGTGATGTTGAACCCAGCCTGAGTATCGGGCGTAAAGCCAGCCAACCTCTGACCCTGGTAGCCAACATAAGGCTGATTGCTCTCAGCCTCACTTCGACTCATCATCCGCTCGAAATATGGACGCGCATATTCCGGGAGGTTCGAGGTATAGGTTGTGCTTTGGGTAGGTGCGCCGCCGCCAGAACCGCCGCCCATCTTACAGTTCCTTCTCAAACATGATAAGGTTCTCTTTCACCCCGTAAGGCTCCAGCATTTTAATCCAACCTTTTCTACCATAGCCCTCAATCCCTGTGCATTCATTATCTTCTGCCCAGCGAATAAGAACACCCATCATTTCATCTCTCCATTCCCGGAGCCGTTTCCCTCCGGTGAACCAAGAGGTGAGAAGGCGCCTGGAAGGGTAGTCCGTGACCGTAGTTACCTGACAACCAAGGATCTCATTCTGGTCATCAAAGGCAATCCATAACTGCATCCTGCCTTGTTGCACTGCAACATAAACATCGTACAACATATACCTGCCATTTGTAACCTTTACAGCAGGTAATAGGTATTCCTTAACCTTATCCCACACATCATTGACATGATCTATGGGAACCAAGCTCACATTCACAGGCTAATCTTTCCGCCAATCGCCTTGGGTTGAGTTGTTTTCCCAGTACGCTCCTGACGAACCTTCCGCATCATCTCATGCAGACGCCGCACACCCTGATCTGTAGAGCCGTCACCCAGGCCAGACACAATATCCGATGGTAGGACAAATTCGCCGTCAGCAAGACGAACCTGTTGGCGACCTTCAATGGTGCCGGGAACGAGGTCATCCATACCACCCCCTGCCCCACGAACCCTACCGCCAGTTACCTTGTCGCGGAGAACATCCAAGGCATCTTCCCCAAACATATTCCTGAACCTTCCCAGGGCCTCACTTGGACGAGGATGCTCACCAAGCAGAGCGGCCTTGGCTTCGTTCATCACATTGGCGGTGACACCATCTTCCTTGCGGAGATCCGCCAAGCCACCCTTGGCGAAATACCGATACTCAGGTGAATAGCCCGGCTGATACCCGGCACCTGGGGCATTCCATGTGCGGGGGTTTGCCGGAAATTGTTCCGGATATTTGCTGGGGTCATACGGGGTTTCACCCGGCATCTTGGGTGGACCCATCATATCCATAGCGGTTGTATAGGTGCCGCCAGCAGCAATGAGTGCTGACATTTTGTTATTAGAGATATTTTCGCCAATCTTTGAAGCAACCGCGCCGGGGTTATTTGCAATATCAGAAACTGTGTTTCCGAAATTCATTGCTCTATTCGATAGAGATTGTCCGAAAGATGGTGCGGCTGGGCCTACTTCTCCTGGCGCTCCATACACCGGAGTGCCTTGAATTGGACCAACAATATCTCCCGGCCCAACAATAGGGGCCAATCCTGTCTGAGTAGCAGCCTGAGAAGCAGCCTCTGTTCCCGCTTGAGCGGCACCCTGGGTTGCTGTTTGCGTAGCAGCCTGCGTCCCGGATTGAGCGGCGCTCTGTGCCGCAGCATCAAACCCAGCCTGAGCCGCAGCTTCCGGCACACCAGCCATCAACTGCCCGCCAGCATAACTCGTCACGCCACTAATCAAACCCTGGGTCAAAGCCTGTTCGTTTGATTTGCCCTCGATCTTGGCCTTCCCCGCGCTGGTTGCACCAGCAGCAGCGGCTCCAACCAGGGGATTGCCGCCACTTAAAACTGTGCCAGCAATACCAGCAGCCACGGGAATTAGAGAGGACCAGTTAAACGCTTCCGGCAAACCCGTGTCTGGATTGCGTGTGAACTTCTTTCCAGACAGAAGCTCGATGCCACGAAGCTCCTGATCGCTGACATGGAGGAGGTTGTTATCCCCGTGCCGCCCGTACCCAGCTAAAGCTCGTGCTGTGCGTTCCATGACATGATCCTCAGATTGCGATTGCTGTAGCTATAACAGAAGGGATTGCAGGACAGAAGGCTGTTGCTGGGGCAGCTACAATCTGTACAGCCGTGTTACTGACAGCCCACATGATCTCAATGTAATCACCCCCAAGGACAGTGATCACAAAGTTCCAAGCTGCCACCAACTCAGCCGTTGAACCCTGCACTGCAACAACAGACGCGGAATTATCAATGTCAACACCGTTCTTCCTGAACCATATAAAGATGTTATGGCTGGCACCTGATGACTGATCCAACTGTGCCGAGAACTGAATGTTGTATGTCCCACGGTTCTTGAAGGTGATGCGAGAATTGTTTGTCACGGCAATCTGATTTGACTCAGCCGTGCTATTCAAGGTCATCGCATAGGGGGTGTTGATCGCCGCAGCACTCTGAGTGGTGGTATCATAGAACGACCCATAATACCCCGTTGTGGCGGCTGAATTGTCTATATTAGCAAACGCAGAATCAAAGTTCTGCTCAATCGCCCGGATAAGCTGATTGCCCCACTCCCGCTCAAATTCAAACGGCGGAATAGGGAGGCGTGTTCTTCCCAGCCTCATCTGCGACCATCCGACCTGACATCAATGCGAGGAATACCCAGCCTCCAGGCCACACCAAGATCGGTGCTTCTGACCTTGAGGGATAGCATTCTGCCCCTGATCCTGAAGTAGGTTTGCTCAGTAAACTGAGCCACGGGAATTGTCGCCGTGAGGGTTGTGTTATTGTTGACAGACTGACTGAAGTTCGATCCTGAGTAATCCTGTGCCTCAAGGATGAAATCCACCGTTGGGTTGGCAGCAGAGCTATTCCTGAAATCCAAGTCAGGGATCATGCGCCAAGCAAAACCAAACTGCTCACCCTCTTGAATTTCAATGGGGCCGCTCTCAATGTAAGCCTCAATCGGAGAGTATGGATTGGTTGAACCATCATCCTGGCCAATCTCATGGAAGTAGATGTACCCATCCACACCAGCCGCACGGGGATAATCCTCAATACCACGGTCAATCCACGCAGTACGAACAATCGTTCCTACGCTCCAAACCTTTTCATTGTAATTATAGAGAACATACCTGTCGTTCTCATCTGAGTTCAATGATGGGTAGAACCACCACACCTCATTGAAGGCCATATTGGAACCGCCATAGATCTTCTCGGCTTGGTTTAGGTTTAGATCATTGAACACATAATCCTTCACGGCGCATGGCAGTCCAGACAAACGACCATCCCAGGTGAAGAACCCGTTTGAACCCATCCAGAACACAATGTCGTTGGCAGAAATAACAGCATTTGGTGCCGCGAGAGATGTCATACCAATACGCGCGATTGTGTATTCAAACGGCGCACCGACATATCGAAGGGAATGAACGGAGTCATCCGTCCAAACCAAGATCTCCTGCTTGGTTTCAACAGCAGAGATAAACTCAGAGCCAGTTGGAATACGCAACCCACCAGCGGAGTTCGTTTCAGATGGCGTCCATTGCGCTGGGCTTTCTGTGTCAGACCAACGGATTAACAGACGATCCTGAACCCCGGTAACAATGTCTGAACACCCAAAAGCAATAACCTTCCTGTCTAAATCAGATACAATAATCTGCCTGGAAACACTCGGAACATCTGATGCGCCAGCTAAAGATGACAGCAAAACAGCCCTAGTTCCAAGACCGCCCGAGTTTGCCCAATAGTAAATGGCCGCATCGCGTGGGTTGATAACAAGGTCCTGCCCAAAGTTATCAGCAGACCACAAGCGAAGCCGTGTACCAGCAATCTGAGTGTTAGATGCCGCACCCCAACCTGTCCCAGCAAAAGCGTTCATAGAGGTGGAGGAAACCGTCTGAGAAACACCCACCGTGTAGGTGCCAACACCGCCCGTGCCTGTGCCAAGAGCGGTAATGTATGTGGCGTTTGATCCGGGAGGGCTGGCAGAAACGCCTGTGCCTGTAATCAACTGCCCCACAGCCAGGGTTCCAGACACAACCGCACTTACGGTCAATGTGGTACCGCTGATAGACCCGGTGAAACGCGCACTGGTTGCAGAAAGAATACCGCCCCACGTTCCGGCACCCCAGCCGTTTGCATACAGAGTAGTATCAAGACCAGTGTTGATCTGAAATACAGCCGTTACAGATCCACCGCCAGTGGCGGTTGAGCTTGCTGCTGAAGACGCAGTGATCGTGAAGGTGGCAGATGTGATAACATCAACAATCTGAAACTCACCATTCAAGGTAAGACCACCAACAGCACTCGCGCCAGAGAAGGTCACGAAATCACTGTTAAAAGCGCCGTGGTTTGGAATTGTAACCAGAACCGTTGCGCTACCGCTCGTTGTGCTGAACGGGTTTGATTGGGTAATTGTCGTGCGGAGCGGCGTGATGTCATACAGCGAACCACCGCGCTCAATGTAGTATTTGAGATTCGTGCCAATGCCGAGGTAATAGTTCCCGGTCAGATCCGAGAACGGCATTAGATTACGGCACGTTCCCTCGAATGTCTCGATGACTGCCTGCTGCCAACCGCCAATCTTTTCCGGCGAACCAGCGCGGAAACGCACCTTGTTCGCATCAGACCAAGCCCCGCCAGCCGAATACCGAGATCCGTCATGCTGGACGCCTGGGGTGAATTGGAGCTTCTTGAGCGGCATCTTACGTCTTGATGATGAAGTTAGAGGCTACATACGGAGGGACTGTTGCAACAGTATGGTCATGAGTCCCATCCGTGCTGATGCTGTGATCATGGCCCGTGCCGCCGCCTGTATTATTTATGGTGATGTTTGTTGTTGAAGATGCGGTTTGGCCGTTACTGTCGATATTATACAGAGAAGAACTACCACCCCTATCTACATCTGCTATTTTTTCCGGCACATTACCATGAGTATGCCCAGGGTCTTGGTAAGTATGACTGTGGGTTGGCATTTGGGCTATGGTGAGAGTTGTTGAGCCTGTCAGGCCGGTGTGATTGTGAGATCCAGCACTTGATGTTGTGCCAGAAGCAGCGCCACCAGTGCTGCCACGGGTGTATGTGCCGTCAACACCAATACCAAACCGACCACGACGATCAGGAACATTGAACGTAGTAGAACCGTCTCCTGCTCCATACGCAATCCCAAGCACAGCGAACAAAGCAGCATAAGTGGTGCGACTGACAGCGGAGCCATTGCATAGCAACCACCCAGTAGGCGCAGCAGAGCCACCATATTCAAGCATGGAGCCAACTGGCATTACCACACCACCACCAGAGATCACAGAACCAGTAACAGTAAGATCACCGCCAACAGTTGCATTGCTTGTTACGGAGAGAGCGCCAGAAACAGCGACATTCCCATTAGTTGAGTTAATGGGGACAGAAGCCAGGACAACATTGGTACCGTCGCAATACATAAGCTGGGTAAAGCCGTTAGCCAGCGCAACACCAGTGCCAGCAGATGTCTTTACCGTGACTGTGTAGCCACCCGTGGTGGCGTTACGCACCGCATAAAACTTATTGCTCGTTGGAACCACAAGGTTTGCTGCACTAGATAGGGTACCACCTAGAACTAGGACCGCATTACGCGCTTCGTCCGAAATGCCATTGCCCGAAACAAGAGTGGTAGATGCGCCAGACATAGTGATGTTTGCAACACCAGTAATGGCTTGCTCAATAAGGCTACCAAGATTGGTGTTGGTTGTGTTGCCCCAGTTAGCAGCCTGCTCACCGTTGCCGATAAGCTCAAGCCGTAAGGCTGGTGAATATGTACTGGGCATCTAGCCTACCCTCAGCAAGAGATGGAGTAAGTGACGGTCAGCGTGTCGCCGCTCAGGACGCTGCGCGCCGTGGCAAAGTCCGTAGCAGAGAAGAGCGTGCCGGTCGTGCCGCCCTTTGTGCTGGCACCAGTGCCGGTCACAATAAAGCAACCACCAACCGTGTCGGTGCCGTTGATGTTGAAGACAGCAGGAGACGCCGTGTTGTCGGTCGAACCAGCCGCAGCCACACCAGCCGTGTAGGCCGGGCGAGTTGCGTTGGAGTAAACCGTGATCTCGGTCCACGACTTCGAGGACATCGTGTCGGCGGCGCTGATGGAACCGGCGGTCTTCAGACCGACGAAGAACGCCGCGTTGTAGGCCGAGCCACTGAAGTACTTGTTTAAGAGGTCGTTCTTGCCGACCGTCACAACGAGGTTCGAGAGATCGTCTTCCCAACGAACGGAGCCATCAGCGGCTCGGCACACCACCTTGAAGGTGCCGCCAATACCAATGACATCCGAGACAGCGTGACGGGCCACTAGACCCGCAGCAGCCCCGTCAGTGATCTCGATAGTGTCTTTGGGGTTCATGTTAGCTATTCCCTATAGGTGTCCATGTTGCAGTAACGGCGGGGACGGGCGTCCAAGGATCGAACACTCCCGGCATGATAGGCGTCCAGCCAGGGTTCGGATTCGGTATTGGGTCCCATCCTCCATATCCTGCCCCAACATCCACAAGCACGATTGTATCCGAAGCAGAGGCAACCATGCTAGCGATATTTGCGGCAAGATCCGTGAAAGTAAGGGCGTCAGAAGCAGAAAGGGTGGCAGCAAAAACACCAGTTGCGGTGTCAATAAATGTTATTGAGTCAGATGCACTGGCGGATGCCGCGAATGTTCCTGCTGCGATTTCTGTAAAGGTTAATGTGTCGGATGCGTTGTCGAAATAGGCTGTTCCGCCAGCGGCAACATCCGTGAAGGTGAGGGTGTCAGATGCTGCCCCAAGGAAGTTGTAGGAGATATTGGCCGCATCAAGGAGTGCTAGGGCGTCAGAAGCCGAGACCGAAATGCCCGTCGCCCCAACCCCAGTATCAGACAGGGTTAGGGTATCAGAAGCAGACAGAAGGGCCGCAAGCGTGACGGCGGCTGTATCGCTCAGGACAAGGGCGTCAGAGGCCGAAGCAACACCCGCAAGGGTGCTTGTGGCAGTATCAGACAGTGTAATGGCATCAGACACACTCTCAGCGTAGAAAGCATTAGCAAGGCCGCTAAAGGACGCTCCGCTGAAAGGGTAGAAGCCAAACATCTAATTACCCCCAAGGAAGAGGAGGAGTGACCACAGGCGGGTTTACCTGATTTGCAATCTGCTGATCAAGGTTCGCCGCCAGTTTCGCGCACTGATCGAAACCAAGCGCATTCTGCACCCAGCCAATGACTTGATCCTGCGTCAATTCAGCATACTGAGTGAACGGGGAACGCGGCGTGTAGGTCAAACCCACAGTGCCGTACACGGTGGCGTTGTATGTGCCATCGGTGGCGTTCTGGCGCCAATGCATGGTGATCACCACATCGGTCTGGCCGTCTTCTTGAGGAACGCAGTCCATCGCCTCAATGACCCAGGTATAGGTATTAGCCATTTTGTTGCTCCGTGCTTTGCATTTGCGCCTGCGCCTGGGTGCGGATTTTCTCTACGAGTTCAAAAACCTGTGCGTATGGCGCATTGCCCAATGCTTGCAGGATCATGTTGATTTCGTTGATGGTGAGTTCAAGTTTCATGGATGTGCTGCCTTATATGCGTCAAAATCTGCCTTCAATTCCTGAATGGCCGCGACAAGGTGAACCACGATCTTGCTGTAATCAACGCCTTGCGCCTTAATGGAGCCATCATCGTTCACAGCATCTTTTTCGCCTGTCACTGCCTGTGGAATTATCGCCTGCAATTCATGAGCAATGAAACCTTCGCCGTAGCTGTTGTCGGTGTTCCACTTGTAGGTGGTGGGTTTCAGTGACGCTATAGTTGCAAGGCCACTGGTTAGTGGTTGCACATCGTGCTTGAGGCGGTAGTCAGAAGCCGTCTGGTACAGAACGCCCGTTGTGCCGTTAAGCACAACCTGTCCAACATAATTGCCTTGATAATTGTATTGCGTAAGAATTTGACTGCTTGAGCCGTTATTAATGACCGTCGTAATGTTTCCGCCTTTGCTAAAGCAGGAAGTGCCATCACCTTGAAGGGCAACACCATAAGTGTTATTGCCATACCCCGGTAATTGATTTGTTGTGCCTATGCACAAAATGCCGCTGGTATCAATACGCATACGTTCGGCTTCACCTGTGTAAAAACCTAACGCGCTAAACACAGCAGAACTATTCTGCCCCGCAGAAATACCGGGAATGGTTCCGTCTGTAGCTTGAACGATATTAAGTGGTGCAAGTGTTGAATTGGCCGCGAAAGAAGCAATCGTGTATGCGTTACCACGATAAGAGCCAAAACCTTGTGTGTTTAGTTTTGCATTCCCCGGCGAACTCGTCCCAATCCCGACGTTGCCGCTGCTGTCGATGCGGAGGCGTTCAGAGCCGCCCGTGCTAGCAGCAATAGTGTCAGCAGCAGGGAACCACATGCCTGTATTGAGGTCGCCCTTAGCTGCGATAGACGGCAACGCCGCCGCTCCCGCACCAAAAGATGCCACGGTATTCA